AATATATTCATTAAATATTCTAGGATATGAATGACCTCGCGTTAGTTCTGAAATCTCCCTAGAAAATCCACGATTAGAAAAATTAAAATCAGTATTGTAAATACTTCTTCCAGACTCTTCAGATGTCATTAAGTGTTTTACATCAATAGCCTTATATTTTCTAATCCCTAAATTTGGAGGAGGGATAGCTTGAAAAGCTGATGCAATAGTATAACTAACTCCACGAATATTAGTAGTGCTATTTGCACATAATTGGCTCTTACAACTTCCATAAGGAGATAGACGATCTGTTTCACACTCTCCTCTGGAGTTGAAACTAAATTCTCCCCTTCGTATATTACTTCTCTGCTCCTTAGGAACATTCAAAGGAATACATTCAACTCCATTAACTCCGTCTTTACAAGTAGCCTCAACACATTCAGTAATAAGCTCCTCTTCGGGAGGAGATGATAAGCATTTATTTCCCTTAGTTTCTAAACAACCCCATTTAGACCATGAAGGGCAACCCCTATCACTACAAGATGTTTGGCAATCATTTAAAGACTTGGTACAAACTTTTTCCCCTGTTCCAATAATCTTTCCTTTAGAATTCCTACAAACTCTAACTCCATCCTCATCATCACAATAGCATTGAGTACAATTGCATACCTGACTCTGAACATTAGAGCCTGTCGCTGAATTAAATCCTGTACACGGTTGATTATTTGCACAATCACATTCGTACGTTTTAGTAGGAATTCCGATAGGACTACATCTTTCATTCGTACAAGAACTTTCACATTCCTGAGGAGACGTAAAAGGAAATTCCGACTTCTCCACAGGGTTACTATTTAAATCAAAACACCTTTCCCCTATAACTCCAGGGATCTTATAACACAAACACTCCTCACAAAATCGTGTAATATAATTCCCCACATACCCTACACCACAGGATCTACGGTTAGCTTCAATACATCTGTATCTTCTAGAAGGTGCCCTAGCAGCAGAAGGACCCGTCCACTGTCCTCCTCCAAAAGGAGGATCCTCTGGGCAGTCTTGATCCTTACACATTTCAACCCCCAGACTAACACACAGATCATTCGTAAAGATACATCCTTGACCGCCTGCTGCAATTTCTTCCGCACTACATTTTTGACACTCTCTATCAATTTTAACAAATAAACCACCTAACAACCCAGGCTCATGACTTCCAATACCGGGTGTACTTCCCGCACAAAGGCTCCTACTCTTCTCAATACATTTCCATCTTTCAACAGGAGGACATTTTTTGCCCGCACACCCCGCTTTACACTTATTTTTTGGCTTACAAATGTAAGTTGAAGCACCTCCGCAAATATTAACACCTCCAGGAACTGAACAACTCCACTTATTTTTACCTTCTGGACTTTGAACAACGGTACACTTACAAGGAGTACATTCACATTCCTCATTCAGAGGAATAAAGAAACTACAATTAGGAGGCTGAGTCTGTTTACAATACCAAGCATCAGGTCTAGGGCCTGGTCCTCCTGTGGTGGGGCCTGTGGGGGTCGTTGGACTTCCTCCAGGCGTAGTAACTCCCGGTCTACCAGTAGGAGGAGGACGTTCTCTATCCCGAGTTTCAGTTATTTCTTCGTATTGACATACATCGCTAAGACACGGGGTTTGGATCATGCAAATCTCTTTGGTTGCATGAGGAGCATTACCTGTTAGGTCTTTTACACAGTCTCTTATTACGATCTCAGGAGTTAATGTTTTATGTCTCGGAATATCTGCACACGGCAGTTTTTTGATATCTTCGCAGCGCCACGTTGGATCTGGCCCGCCGATGATGCCGCCACCGGTTCCCGAGCCGCCTCCCCCCGTATTTGTAGGAATTACTCTACTAGAAACAAAAAAGCCAGGGGGAAATCCTGCGGGTTTAAATCCAGTTGCAATTTCCCCACATCCAAATCTATTGGAAGGCATTATAGTTTAACCAAAGGATGCAGAATAGTTATCAAGATAAGTATATCCTTCAAACTTTAATTCTGTATGTTGATGATGAGTAGGCCAATTCATAGTATTGCCCCCGCCACCCGGACCCTTCCAGTGGGTCATATGAGTTTCAAAAACTAATGAATCGTCTGTTGCGTCATAATCTACAGGCATCATGACCACAGGCTCTCCACCATGCTCTAAATTACCGAAGTATGAACCAGCAACCCACATAACACTGTGACGCAAAAGTAAACGTGCATATCGCTTTTCACTTGGGGCCTTTGCCCATATTTTTGGTATGTGAGATGCGGCAGGTTGCAGGTTGACTGTCGTAGGTTTAGTGGGGTTACTTCCCTGAAAACCCCAATTCCAAAAAGAGGATACTCTAATATGGATATATTTTACTAAAGGCCGATGTGCCGTGGGTATCATATGTTGAACTTCGTGTTGAACCTTACTCGCCGGATCCCCGCCAAAAGCATTAACATGATCGCCTCTTGAAGCACGGACTATACTATTTCTGGAGCCTGGCGCTGCCGATTGACCCCATACATTATTTATGGACGTTCCGTGGCTTGGCTCCCAAAACACGGTTTTCTCGATTGGAACTGTTGCACTTTTAATTTTTTCTAATTCTATGAGTCTGGCATCTACACTTTCATATTGCATATTAAGTTCATGCTCTAGCTCATACCTACCTACAGCCCTATTAGCTAGGGATAAAGAAGGCATAGCCGCTGCAATACCTGCTCTCTCATTATAAGTAAGCTCTGCTGTCCTAAACAAAGGTCTAATATCTACTATATCATCATCAGTAAGAACACTAGTTCCTTGAACATTAACTCCAGGATTTTCATTAACTTTAACATATGCCACAGGAAATATAGTTTGTCCAGTAAGGAACCAACTATCTTCTTGTAATTGTTCGGATAATAAGGGAGCAATATTTAACAAATCTTCAGGGGACGGGAAAGATCCATGAATTGCTTGATTAGGTTGGTTAACCCCAACTTTAAAACCACTATCAGTATTACTTTGATCTGCTACACTAGCTACCATTTTTGAAATGCCATTTACGTCTATTACTGGTTCTGCTCCTAAAGACGGAGTAGGAGAAACACCAATCCCTGCTCCACGTAAGACACCTAATATAGGCTCTCTAATTTTTGTTCTACTTGCACCAGTAGTGCCTCCTGTATATTTCCCAATGGTTACTGCACTAGTATCAATAGGTTTTGAATAAATAAACACTAAATCAATTCTCGATGTAGCCCCTGCTACACCAGGAAAATCTATACTAGCATCAAAATCAGGAATTGCAATTTCTAATCCATTAGGAACATCTACTATAGAAGTCCTGGCTGTGCCTCTCCAATACTTGATTAAAGCATTTTCTAAAACAGGTAAAAACAGCAACCTGTTAGGATCTCCATTAGCTTGCGTTGGTGTTAGAAAGAGCGAGGCTCCAGTGGTTCCGCTATTGAAGTTCGGTGCTGCTCGCATTACTTGGAATAAACTTAAATGCTCAGATATAGGTAAAGCATCACCAAAGTAGCTATGGACGCCGGTTCCCTTTCCCGAGGGTCCCAAGAGGGCTTCCGTACTCGGTAAAGGTCTAGGTGTTCTTGGAAATAGAGGATCTTCATCCATAGGATCAACTACTTCATTAGGATTTCTTGCTATTTGACCAAATACTCTTTCAGACAATCCATTTAAATTTAAAGCAGCAGCGCCTGCCGCTGATTGAGCCCTAGCAAGTAGATTATCTAAAAAAGAATTGGATGTCCAAGCATAATTAGTATGATTACCTAAAATCTCAGAACTAGACTTTCTAACAAAACTATCCAAGCGATCAATATCATGGGCGTTATTAATTCTCGCCGTGTAACGTCCTCCTTTTACTCTAACTTTATTATCAGATCCATTAACCCAAGGCTTCAACTCAGTAATATCCTGCCGAGAGACATCTAAAGTCCCAGAAACTATAGCTGTGTTCAATCTGTCGTTTACATATCTAACATTTTCTTGAAGTTGCTTTAAAGGAATATTATCTACTTCCCAATAATAAGGATCATTAGCCTTGAAATATCGAATGGGGTCCGTAAATTTTCTACCTGTCGTAGCCCCACCTATTTTTAGTTTAATTGTCATAATATTATTTACTCACTTCGCTCAATATCAAATATATCAGGAGATGTGTATCCTCTACCGTATGCTTTTTGATCCACTAGTGACGCAGCCTCAGAATTTAACCCCGTTCTAGAAACATATATTTTACATATTTTAGCTCTATTAGATGTCCCCATAGCACCGTTTTTGGCATTTGCAAATATATGAGCAGCAGACTCATCTAGTATAATTCTATTATAAGTTGTAGGATCTACCATTTCCTTATTGTAGAAAAATCCAGATAAAGCACTTGTTAAAGAGTGTGTAGTCACAGAGTGAGGATTTCGTATAGCATGTCCATAAACCGCACTTACAGCATCCACACCAGCAGATACATCTCCAGACAGATTATATCCTTGAGCGTATAATTGTCTAGCAAACCCATCGTCTTGTGTTACTTGTCCGGTAACTAAATTAATACCACTAAAAAAGTTAGCTAAGGGATCTACAGATACATACAGCCTGAATGGACCTCTATTTTGTAACGAAGTACCTGTAGTTCCATACGACCTATAAGCTAGAGGAGTTGAAAGCTGCGTAGGTATAAACCCATTTCCTCCATGATGATTAACAGAAGAAAATTGAGCAATAGGCCAAATACCTGTTTGGCCTTGTCCATAAAAATCCAAAATAGACAAAGAACTTGTATCAGGAGTACTTGATGGAGCACCATACACTGCTGACGTTGTTCCTTGAAGAACTGTATGTTGAGCAACGGTACCTGAATAAGTTGCAGATGGACCATTATATCCTGCTGATCTTGGATCTAACCCACTTACAGAACAGAAAGCAGCATTTAATCTAGAATTATCAGCAATATTCCAAATAAACAACTGATTACATAAAGTAGCAATAGCCCCTTTTTCCGCACCACTAACATCATAAATTAAACCAGAAGCATTCCACCACCCAGCAGGGAAATTAACATTTAGAACATTAACCTGACTACCTCCTAAAGCTCTTAAGCAATTACCTCCTGCTGTGGAGGATACATTCAGAGGATCTGTCTCAAACGGTTTAGATTCTAAATAATAATTACGGTTCGCCGCCCTAGTTGCAGGGTTAGCCGTAGCCTCATTAGCAATAGTATTAAAAGTATAATCCGTTCTTTCATTTATAATAGCTGCTGTTGGTTTAGTCTCAGCTTGAGGCATGTTGTCGTAATAAGTTTCTCCAACTGGATTTGGATAAAATTGCATCGACCCTCCACTCACAAAAGAAGAAATATCGAACCCACCAACGCCAGTATCATAATCAGCAGCAGAGGCATTTGCAGTAGTCCAATAAGCATGGTAGTCTCCTAAATCTTTCATATTAATAGTAGAGTTATTCTTTGCTACTAAACAACTATTAACGCTATGAAGCTCAACAGAGGTATGGTTACTTGAATCATCCAAATCCCAACCACTAACATCCAACCCCCCAGTCTCATACGTTTTTGGAGGATTAAAATTAAGAACTGAATTATTTTCAGCGAGGGCATCAACTGCAAAGTTAAACATTACAGTAGGACCATTGCATTCGAGTTCGGAATTATTTCCTACATACACGCCTGCTGATTTACTATGAGCCTTGTACCCTAATGAATTTGTGAAGCCCTCTATAGATCCATAAATTACCGATGCACCATTTTTAGATCCTTGTAATAATGCCTTAGAATTATTTGTGATAGATAAACATTCTCCTAGATAAGAACGAGTAGGGGTGACGAGGCTAGCTTGTATACCTTCTGCATTAGCAAACGATTTAACAATAGGGTGAACGAAAGTAGCTTTAGAATTATTAGTAACTTCAACAGGAGATAATAACTTTGATCCTTTGGGAACGATACTACTTAGAGTAGTACCATGATGATCCTTAAACCTCATCTGACCGTAATGTGAGCCCATGGAAGAAGTTAAGGTTGGGACAAAAGTTGATCCTTGGTCTAGAACTAAATGCCTACCATTGCCTGAGAAATCAAACTGATACTCATTATTGTTTGGAGAGCCTATATTTGTTATTCTTTGTAAATTCTTATTATATTGAATAGTAGAATTTACAGCCTGTAGCCCTTCGTGTTGATTACCTTTAAACACACATTCATTTAAAACAGCCTTACTGTTCTCTAGTAACATTCCTCTTTTGTTAGAATAAACTTTCAATCTACCATCTAAATCAATTGTAGAATTTCTTGAAAGTATCCCATACTCATTACTAAGTTCTACATTATAAATGGTCCCACTAAAATAATTAGTATTAGTTCCAGCCCATCCCCCACGCAAAACAGAGTTATCTAAAATTATCCCATTAGAGTTCCTGGAAAAGTTTATTAAAAATTCAGAAGGAAATACTTCATTCTCAAAAGCACCTGAAGTAGTCTTATCAGACCCTTCTCGACCATATATGGAACTTGCATTATTAAATACAATTTCTGAATTTAACGCTTTAATCCCTGCACCATCATCTAATAATGTATGTCCTGCTCCACTAACCTCGCTCCATTCTCTGGTTTTCCTATACCCATCCTCATCTATGCCATAATTTCTATATGCCGCTATACCTCTATTAATACGAACCTTGGAATTATTAAAATTAAACCCTACTTTATTATTAATAGAAGCACAATTCTCAATCCAAATATCATTAGAATCAAAAACCTGAACTCCGTCTATATCATGATCACTTGAATTAATAAAGAAATTACGAATATATATTGGTCCATTACAATTATGAACCCTAAGTTTTGTTACGTGATTACCATACAGCATTCCTTGAACTTTAGTAGCTGCGGTTTTGGTAATGCCACTAGTCATTAATAATTCACGAAAGGTGGAATCTTTAGCACTTACATCATAAGTTAATATGTGATGAGGAGTACCCCTAGAAGCAGCCCCCTCTTCAAAAATAGTTAAAGTATATTTATTATCGGCTGCTGGAACTCCGTTTATACCTACGGATAATCGAGATTGATCATTCCCTGCATACACCCCGGAAGCAAAAGGTTGGAAAACACTATTAATAACTGTATCATCATATAAACGACGATCATCAACTGAACTCATTACTAAAGAATCAATATGTACTGCTTTAGCCTCTGTCCAAATAGAGCTAATATCAAGACTACTAACAGAGTTAATCATTTTATATTGAACTAATGCAGCGTCTGAATCCGATAAATCATCTATCTTGGTAGTGCCCGAAGGATCCGAAGGGCCTCCTGACATTGCATACGCCTTCACAAAGTTTCTATTAATTATCTCTAAAGAACCTCCATACCCTATATTAATATTCTTGAGATTTAATTCTTCTAAACTACCATAATTTGCAATTTCCATTAATATTGGAAATCTAATATCCGAAGGTAAAGCTTCAACGGCTGCACTAACCGATGTAAAAATGTTAGAATTTGCCGTTAGAGTCGCAGCCGTAGCATCAGCAGAAACCGTGAACACCATCCCAGGTACAGTTGAAGTATGGAATCCAGCATGTTCCCAATTCATATAAGTTCTTTCTTCTAGATCATGAATAGGTTCATTATCTTGCTCCCAGTTATAGAAAGAACTAGGATCAAATTTAGTTACAGGAGTTGTCCAACTATTAAATAAAGAAGCGGACCCGCTAGCAGTATAAATATCGTAAGGTTGAAAAGGCATATCTTAAAAATTAATAGTCCAACGGAAAACTAGTGCAAAATCACTAGTCTTTAAAATTTGATTAAACTTTCTATAGGCAACAAGTATGGATGCATCACTAGCAAGCCCTCTCGGGTTTTTCATGAACAATCCAATTTCAGTTAGGCTTAACCCAGAAGACCCTCTTAAATAATTAGTATAATTACCTGTATCTTCATCTAATACAATAGTATATCTAACCGACGTTTCATTTATTCTCGTAACATTCTTAAAAGGAGTAAGACCAAATACATTATCTTTAGTAGGAGAAACAACTCCATTTTCAATTAAATATCCACTAACAACTGCAAAATTAGTTGCAATTCCATATTCTGCTATACTAGACAGAGGACCACTTAGCTGGTAAATTGCACTTCCTGCGGTATCGTTACCAGACACTCCTACTTGAAATCTATCATTGTGATAATCAGTTACAGTTTCAGAACCCGAACCAGTAAAGAAATGAGATAACCCAACGCTCATACCAGAGACAATTACGTTGTGGTCATCAAATACAATCTCCTCAGGCTTATCTTTATAAACCTTTGCAATTTGTAAGTATCCTCTAACTCCTAGATCTTCAATAAAATTCATTAGAAATATAATCTCCAGATAAGCGTTAAATCTTTATAATGCTTCATTCCTGCAACAACCCCACTGTCTTGTATATATGCTAAATTCTTTGTAAACGATTTTTTAGAAAACAACTTATACTTTCTTAAATTAGTAATAGGATTCCAAACAAATGGAGGGCTTGCACTTCCTAAAGTTCTCTTAGTATCTAAAGCCCACAATCCTATATTATATATACCTCCATAGAAATTAGTAAAACCTAAATCTCCTGATGCTATTACAGTCTGATAAATGACCTCACCCGTTGATGAAAAATCCGTATTTGCAGATACTACTAATCCTGAAGAATAAATATTAGGATTAGTTGCAAAAGAGAAACCAGAACCCACTACTCCATACTCATTATAAACTTGTCCTATATGTCCTAGAAGATCCATTGAGCTAACAGTATTAAAAGTACCTATAAAATTAGCACTACACCCTATGTCCCCTGCGGTAATGTCTTTTGGAGCAACTCCAGTAGTTAGCTGACTTACATCTTTAAAAATACCTCCAGGAGTTCCACCATGTTGAACTCCTCTAGGATATGCCCCCATTAATAACCCTACTCCTTGAACAGACTCAGCCGTCGCAACAGCGTTGTAAGGCCAAAACCCTGCCGAGGCTTCATTTAACAAAGCATTTACATTATGTCCTTTATTTATAGAAGGTCCTCCAAAAGCTGTAAATCCAGGGACATTACGCGGCCATGAATCAGCATAATAATTATTTGCAGATATATAAGTTTCTGCCCATATAGGATTAGAATTTAATTCTAACTTTGTATCAGTAGGGACAGGAGCCCTTGGAAGTATGTTATACCTAGAACCACTTGGAAAATAACTACTCACCCCTCCTCCTGGATTATCATTAGCAGAAACAAACACCATTGCTCCTGAAAAAAGATAAGGTTTATAAAGTGATCCGCCAGCAGGGTAACTTCCTGAAAATCCTTTAGAAAACGAATAATCAATCCCGCTCCAAGTATCAGTATGAGCATGACGTTTATACCCTTCTTCATCTTTACCGAAAGTCATAGCTTGAATAGTATAGTTAGAAGTATCAAGAATAGCAGAAGCAGAAGGTATGCCAGACAAACTAGGAGTCGTGGTTAGCATATCAACAATGATCTCGCCAGCCCCATCTACTACGACATTATTATCTTCAGACACAAGTTTCTGGTCTTTAGTACCATAGTCTGTGTATACTTCTACTTTTCCTCTGATTTTCATTAGTCTTCTATCTTTAATTCAGTAAAGTTATTATAGGTGGTATCCTTAGTATATGTATAATATTCAGGTTGCTGTCTATAACTCAATCTACCACCTCCACTTGTGCCATATGTTCCACTAGTTTCTAATGCTACCCTTGATGCATAAGGAGAAAAATGATTTGCTCCTACGGTAGAGTTAAAGAAATTAAATATAGTTCTAATATCCTCAGGAGTATAGGTATCCTCCGTAGGATTTAAATATTTATTCCCTCGCCTTAGAATAGAGAATGGAGCAGGATGCCAATCACCACTAACATCATATGTTATTTTCTCACTTAATGTTCTATCTAATAGACCAATATGATCCACAAGAACAAACTTAGTAAGATCATTATCAGGAACCATAAAAAATTCAATTACATAATTTTGATTTTCTGTGTGTAAGTCTCCTATAGTTTTCTGTCTTTGCTTTAAATCTTCACTAATAGATTTTGGTCTTTCGGAAAAATGAATACCATATGGCTCATCTCCTAATTCACGCCTCTGAAGACCCTTATTAAACGTATGAAATTCAACTTCCAAAGTAGAATAATCATCCTCAATAAATTCAGAAATTATTGAGGGATTACTAGAAGTAGTAGAATTTAACAAACTAACCTTACCACATCTTCCTAATACTTGAGTATGTTTAGTAGTCGGCTGTATATGATAATAAGAATTGTTTAGTATATAATCCTCACTAATAGAACTTGTATCAGCTTTCTCCCACTTGTTAGCACGGGTATACGACCAAAAAGTGTCATTTTCAATTTCCGTATGTATCCAAGCTCCTACCTTGACACCCCCAAAGATTCTTCCATCCTCAGTGCCGCCTAGATAACGAATGTTCAATCTGTACTTATGGTCAGGAGACAGCACATTATCATTTCTAGGGTAATAGGAAGAATAAGCCCCTAACCCACTAGCTTCCTTAACAGACAACCGTAAACGTGATAAACCTTTAATTGATTTTAATTTTATTAAAGTATTAGAAATATAATAATTTTTTCCCCTATTATTTCTATACAAAGAAGGAGCTATGTTATAAAGTTCAAAGCTATTTCTAGTATCTGCGCCACTAACATGAATTAACTCTACTCCACTTAAAATATTTTTATTACGTATTTCAGCCTGCATCCTCCTCTGAGACGTAGAAGATGCTATTAAACTACCAGCCGAAACAATATGACTTCCGTAAAAAGATCCCGTCCATTCCCCATTAGAAGATACTCCAGAAAACATAGGATGTGATAAATTAAGAGAAGATACTTCAGGAATAGAGGAAGCAATTAATGGATTTCCATGTAGGGTACTATAAGGTCCTGTAACTTCAAAGTTTCCATTAAATAACCCATTACCATATAAATGTGCATGAATTAAAGGACCACCTTCTTGATCTGCATTAATTAAATTTATACCGTGACGATTAAAATTATCAGTATAAAAATCATATACTTGATGTAATCCTCTTCCGAATTCATAATTATGGTAATCACTTATTGCATCTGGGAACCACCCGTCAGACTCTGTAGAGCTATTGGAAAAACTTAATTCAGGATTAAATTGATCATAGTTATTAGAAAAAGAATCAAAATTAGAACTAACGTAATATCTGGCTTTTTCTAATTTACGCCTTTCTTGGATAGCGTGCATAGTAGCCACAATATCCGAGGTTTGACCTCTATCTACATAATTTGCAGGAGATGTTCTATATTGCGTATGTTTTCCATCCGCCCCTAACGCACTTAATCCTCTACAGGGGAAAGTTGATGAAGTTACAACACCGCTAAAAATATTTGGAGAATTTAAATGTTCACATTTCTTGTACACCAATGGTAAATTCATATAATCATCAATAGGAGCGTAATACCCAGCCGATGCTATTAGCCCTAAAGGTAAAAATCCAAAACCCGATCCAGTGATATCAGTATCATGATTACCGCCACCTAAATAACTATATTCAATGGTGGAGGAGTCCCAAGATATAGGCATATTAAAACCAGTACGATCATAATACCCTTTTGTAGGTAACAGATTTTTATAATTGCGCCTTCTTATCGTATTTCTGCCAACCTCAACCACTCCTCCAACCCCATTAGCATTTTCCGAAACGGCAGGCTCTCGTACTATGCCACTATGAATTAAATGTACTTTATTAACATCACTACGCAATATTTGCCTTCCGGCGGCATTTCGTCCTCCTCTTCTCCATCCATCAATATGCACTGCCGAAACCGCCGCAGCCGCTAAAGCGTATGGATAAGCACTTTTGTCTAATCCTCCCGTTGGACTTTCTATTAGTGTAAATCCAGATCCTTCATAGCTTTCTGCCTTACTGGGGTTAATAATCCATTTAGCAGTAGAACTTGTTATATAGTCATCTATTCCAGAAGCTTCAAGTCTTGATAAGGGTATAGAGTGTGCGGGAGCGAAATCCTTAGTCACCCTAGCTGCATAAGCGGGAGCCCATTTTCCATCATGAGTAAATGTACTTTTTGAAAAATCAAAACTATCTGCCTCCATTATAAACTTAAAGTGGGATGATTTACCACTCCACAAACTTAGCATATCAATTTTATATGAAGTTGGATCTTGTAGAAGAGTCGCCAAATTAGGAGGATCGTTAACTCCAGAGGTAAACATCAGCCACCCATTATCATCTCTAAAACTATCAAAAGATCTTAGCGTATTATTTTTAATATATTCTGTAACTTTATTAGAAAAACTTTCAGGAACCCCAAAGCAAATTAAGAAATCATATAAGTCATCAAGGAAATTATTAGTAACCTCACATTGAGTATAATAACTAATTTTCTCCCAAGGAGGGATTGGGAAAATTCTATTTCTGTAATTAAACGAAAAATTTGGATCCTCTACAAAGACACTTACTCCTGGAATCAACGGACCCGCCTGCATAGGTAATTTTAACGGACCTCTCACAGGTGGGGTAGCAATATTACCAGATAATACAAGTAAAGGAAATTTCTCTCCTCCTAATCTAAAAACTTCAGGATGTAGACAAACCAAATATAATAATATATTGTCAACCGCTGCCCTTACATTATCATCCATACTACTTGTAGAGTATGTTGTTCTTCCGTTAACTGTAACTCCTTTTTCTGTAGCTACTTCATGTGTCCAAGTAGTAAAGTCTTTAAATAATGGGGACTCAGTTGATAAAGCATAATATATGAGATTAGGAATATAGGATTCCCATAACTCATGAATATTTGCTGAAACATCAAAAACCTCTTCTGAAAATAAGGAATTTACTGCTCTCTGTATGGATTCTTTAGTTCCTGTTTGCTTATATATATTAACCGCATTTTTAAGTTGTAGCCTCTGCCTAACCTCATCAGTACCATATATTTTCCATCCTATCAATTTACCTATATGTGGAAGAAACTCCCGAGGACACTCATCAATATCATATAATAAATTTATAACCTCTGCTTCTTCTAGTCTATCAAACATAGAATAAGAAAAAGCTTTTAACAATCTGTGAAAAGGCCCCTTAACCTCCAAAGAAGTTAATAAAGTTTCATCACTAATATAACTATCAAATGCTTCGCTTACCTTAGTGTCTTGCCTGTTGCTGTAATAAGGAGAATAAATAACATCAACAATAGTTTTTAATTTTTCTAATTGTTGTAAACCGCTAGTCCCCGGACCGGATAGTGAAGAAGCCATAAGTCCCGAAGGAAGAAAATCATCTGGAATTAACTTATGAGATTGCCAAGCTGCACAAGTTTCATAATTCAAGAATATAAAATCAGTAAGAGCTTTTATGCCATCATTTAAATTTATATCCTTGCCCTTATAAGTCATATCTGTTAGGGCACTTGCAACAATGGAAGAAGGCTCATATGTAAAACCTCTACCGTCGCCACTTAAATTAAGAAAGTACAACCAAGATAAAGAATTTATAAAGTGTATATGAGTTCCAGAAGCAGTATTAGAATAAGCACTTACTGTCCTATCAAGAATGTTAGGAGGATCATAATTACTTACTAGAGGTAATAATGTTGAAGATAAATAATTATAAAAATCAGAACTTGTATTAAAATCTAACAGAGATTTGCCAAGAGGTTGCAATAAATCCCTCTCAAAACTTTGAGGAGTGATCTTTGTTAAATTATTTCGTTGTACAAAATATTGCGATAACCCTGAAATATTGTCTAGGGCGGAATAAGAAGAATCAGGAATTGCTGACACATTTAGTCCACTTACTGGAGAGGACATATAATTAGCAACTTTTAAATGAGAATTAATAACTACATCTGTTACATTAGTCTCATATCCACTAGCATCAATATCAGCCTGGATATAGATATCAGGAGTGATTAATTCCACAGCGTCTACATAATTTCTTTTATAGAAATTACGACTATTAGGGCTATTAGGATTAATACCTTGGGATACCATTTATATTGTCACAACATTAATTGTTAAATTATTCAATTGAATAACTTCATTATGTTCAATACTTACATCTTCACTTAAATTATCTATGGTAGCAAACCTAACCAAATCAATATCATGAACAGACCTAACCAAATCCTGTAATATAAAGTTTTGACCGAATTCTCTATTATCAACAAAGAAATAATCAAACACTTTACCACGCACTAATGCCAAAATATCAGGCTCTTGACGTTTAAGTTCTTGTTCAATTCTTATAGTCATAACTAAATCAAGAGTTCTTATCAGACCATCAACGATCACCAATTCATCAGTCAACATCTTCTTTTGATTCATAGCAGTAAGTATAGAGGTTTTAAACTCAGGAGTTGCTCTTCTTAGTTGTAAATCACTAGCCTTCTCCAATATGTAAACATCAATTATATTTGCAGAACTGAAACCTTCTCTAGTTACAACTGTTGCCTTACCTACGGATCCATAAGGACTAATATACGTATTAGCGAAAGATTCAAAATCTGGCAAAGTAACTAACCTATCTTGGCGTCTAAAAGTAAGAGGAGCATATCTCTTAGCATGTGCTACAGTTTCTGCGTCGGCTCCACCCGTACCTATTGAAATATTAGTAAGCTGTCCTGTATACAATACCTCATTTACAGTACCTACAACCTGCGTATTAATAACTCCATTTCTAATATTCCCTCTAGAGCCTCCCCCTACTCTATACGTTACAAAATAAGTATCCCCCATATTTGGAGATTGCCCAACTGTATTATCTCCAAATATTACATTGGCTTTAAACTCATCATCTGTACTTATCTGAAATACTTTATCCCCATCACCCGAGGCTGAAAACAAATTATCAACATATCTATAAGTTCCACTTGTAGTCGAGTCTCCTTCTACAAAAACATTAATACTTCCTTCTACAATTGGGCTATTAGCTAAAGAAATTACTTTAGACTTTTCCGTAGAGGTAAATCCGCCAGCTTGTGATACTAACGACCCTTCTAAGAAAACTAAGTTAGTGTGTATCCCACTCACAGATCCTTCAGCCTCTGCACCTGTTATGGTCATATTACCATTAGTATTAGCATTATCAACTTTACCATTGGGTAAAACTTTATATAACGTATAAGAAATCTGCGATCCATCCTCAGGGGATGTGATAGTAATAACTCTGCTGTGTGGAGGTACAATTATATCGTGAAGGGTTCCAGGAGTAGGTACATAAGGAGCGGTCCCTCCAGGCTCCCAAGGCCACGTAATTTTTGCATTAGCAGCAGCAGAAATTGGACCTTTCATCCTTACTCCTATCAACTCTAATAACTTTTTAACATTTTTTCTTAGCTTGGCAGTTTGTAAATAATTTTCGTTTGCTAACATATCAGCCTTTAAAGAAAACACAGAACCCATATAAGCAACAATCTCTATCAACATAACCCCTAAATCAGATTCAGAAAAGTTCTCATACTCTAAAGGATATACAGCTTTAATATAATCAATTAAAGAATCCCTTACTGATAAGAAATCAGTAGCTGCATAATTTATTACTGATGGTCGTTTCTCTAAAGGAATTATCACATCCTTCATAAAATCAGATTTCACTTCGCCTGTAAATGCCATTATCCTATTTTAACTCCAACTTCAAATGTAGTGTTTTCAGATTCTTTAATTTGTACACTTAATTTTATTTGCATAGCTTGCAAGCCTTCAACACCATACTCATCTAATGAATATACTCCTATTTTTATAACTTTAACGTTCGTAGCATATTTAGCTATGGCAGCTAATATTTCGTTTTTAATAGCTTCAAATAAAGTCTCATCCATAGGCTGAAATAAATACTTCCTTAAATTTACCCCATATCCTGGAAGTAATATCCGCTCTCCTAGATTGGTAGTTAATAATTGCGTTAAATTATTTCTAACTAAAGACTTACCTGTCTCTTTACTAAAATACCCTGCATTCAAGTTAGCAGTCAGAGGATACGATAATCCATACACTCTCTTGGTACTAGCGGCAGCCTTTTTTCTTATATCTATAGGAGGATGTACTCCATACACTGTAGTATCTGTATTTAAAGCCATTATGATCCATCCTCCGTATACGTGCTGGGTGTACTTATATTTTCAAATACCTCTTTTTGAGCATTATAATTAGTTTCCACTTCTCCATCCGTTAAAGCTCTATCATAAAATTTTACACTTCCTAAGTATCCTCTTAAGCCACTGATAGCTCCAAAAGTTTCATTGCCCATAAAGCCCGTCCCAGCGATACCATCAGTATAGCCTCCTCCTAGTAACGTAGGAGTAAAATAGGATCCTAATCTAGGACCTTCAGTTATTTCTGCCGTAGCGGAAGTCCCTACATTAGTTCCTGAATAACTAAAGCTAGTTGCTTTTTTAAACGAAGGGACGGAAGGCGTATTATATTTATCTCTACCGTAAGAAGATTCTAGAGAAGAAGTCGTAAGGAGATCTCCATTTACATATAAACTTATTTTATCTTTTACAGGCTCAACAACTAAAGACGCTAAAATAAATTGATTAGTACCAGACAATAAAAGAGCTTGTCCCTTAGAATTTACAGTACTCGCATCTACAGTAAAAGAATACCAATTTGGAGTAACATCATGAGAGCATCCATTATGAATAAGTGCAGCCGAAGCATTATTAATAGCTTGCGTTGGGGCAGCAAAAAACGCTAAACTAGAAGTAGGAAGATTATCGTGATTATTAATAGAATACTCTAAACTTTTGGTGAGCCGCCTATCTCTAGTGAAACCCATTATCATCCCCTTAGTTGCCGCATCTCCTAAATCTATATCTATACGTTCTGGGTCTGTTTGGGCTGTAATCCCTGGATCTAAACCTGTATTCTCATTAGCTAATACTAAACGATATAATGAAGATGCCGAATTATCCGTCCATCCTCTACTCACATTAGTTAAATCAGGAACATACATCCATGATTCAAAAGTAAATCCTTCTATTTTATATGTTAAATCATCAAACTCTTGAGTTTCCGGTAATCTAACTACGCTACCTAGACTAGATGCATAAAAAGGATGCTCTTCTATTTGTTGTGTTACGCCTCTTAAATATGGAATACTTAGACCTGACACAAATACAGAAGAAGTATGATTACCTAAAAGTTGAGCATTATTATAAACCTCTTCTACCGCACAATTAGTAACATTAAATTCGCTAGAAGAAGTCGCGACTATATTAGACTCAAGGAAATTATATACTGCAAATAAACCATTGGTAGATATCCTACTTGTAAGATGTAGCTTCGGAGCCACTGTGCTAGATGCAGAATTAGAATATAAAATTTCTCCTCTCCCTATATCAGCAACAAATAAATGCTCCATATTCTCAACTTCATCCTTTTGTTTACTTACAACATACTTAGGGACAATAGGACTAACTACACCAGTAACATCTGCTTGATCCAAAACCAAAGCTTTTTGTTTATGGATATCATTAGCAAAATTAAATTGTTGTAAATATGAAAAATCATTAACTGGAACTTCGCCTGGACTAAACAAAGGCCCACTTCCATAGATAGTTGGCATTTTAACTGCTAACTCTATTTGTTTTTTTCGTTTATTTATTCTATGTGTAAATAAAGATATTTCTGAGTATACGCTTTGTTTTGTATTTTGTATTATTGCAGTGGACGCTCCACCCTGTTCAAATTCCTCAATATGAGAAGAAAGGTCATAAACCCTTTTTGTTTTTTGAGATTCTAATGTCTTCAAATAATGGTCTTTTTCGTAATAAGCCCTTAGAGCGCCAGTCTCATCTATAATTGTAGGATCAAATAAAGTATCTACATAGTATCTAACCGACTTAGAAGACATTGGAACTCCCTTGCCTCCTAAGTTAGCATCATGCTCAAACCTCCATCTATCCTCAATAGGAACATTGGATTTGCTTTTATTTAAATGCTCAAGAACCTGTACAACACCACTGGCCTGAGGAGTTTGTGAATCATAATACAACCCATCATTAGAAATAATGAATTGACCTTCTTTAGCTACAGGGGGGCCATACACCAATCGTATAATTTCTTTTTCTTCCTCAGGCTCTACCTCGCATACTGTATTAAATCCAAGTCCAGACAAGGAACAATCAAGCAAAGGCTCTAGAGAAGGATCTGCAAGTCTATTAGCCATTTCTTGTTCAATTCTATCTTGAAGATCACTCCATTTTTGTCGCTCCGCCTCTATAATTTTAATTTCTGCCATCTTGGGTCCGAGTTTCTTATTCACTAATGCATTAAATGCAGAAGCAGATAATTGTTGTTGTACTACAGACGAATTAGTACCTGCAAATTTTTGTTGATTGAAATAACCTTCTACACAATCCTTTGCTGCTTCAAACTGAGCTATAGCCCCCATTGCTGTTGCGTACAAGCCCGCTCCCAGTTGGGCTGCACCATTAAGATACCCTCCTATTGCCCCTAACGCACCTATCCCTGGAATTCCCATTCCAAATTTAGAATTTCTAGATTTAATGGATATTTGACCATTTGGAGTTATTGATATACTAATCCCAAGACCTAAATTTATATCTGTTAAATTTTCATCAATCCATTTATCCATTGCCTCCTGAGCCTCTTCCGCAGCAGCATTCATTTCTGCTAGTATTGGGAAAGGAAGCAAGGACAACGCATCTCCAAACAATTTGGTCAAGCACGTAGGGGCACCAAAACCAGACCCTACGGCTTCTAATAGATTGCCAGACTGAGATTGGGACGTAAGAGCAGATTCTACATCAAATTTTACCATAGTTTAATCTCTTAGAGTGTATGTAATTATATAGGCAATATAAATCCTATACATCATATAAGCCATCCAAACGGTATATATCCTCTTAATGCTACTGTTGGTAATATAACACTAGGGATGTAAGGAATCACAGGATAAGGAGGAACTATAGGAATAAAGGTTGGAACCAGAGGATTATAAGTAAGATCATGAGCAATTATTTTACCCGCAGGGGCTGTCATACTTACGTTACCAGTAGGTATCGCTTGTAAATTTATTCCTAACGACGCTGTATTAGTTATAGTACCTAATGGGGCTGATAATTTTATACTTCCTGTCAAGGATTCTAAATTTAAATCCCCTATAGATCTTATAGTAATATTAAGTGCGTCGATCTCTACGCTACCATCAGCCGCTACCCTTATAGCCCCTCCTAACCCTTTCTGTTCAATAACGATCTTACTAGGTCCTAAAGGTTCCGGGGTGGAGCCTGCGACTATATTAATATCGCCATACTGAGATCCTTGTGATATATTTCCAAAGTTTGGACCAGTAGGAGAAAGTTGATTAGCGTTAAACCCTGTAGATTCATTTCTTAATTCTATATTATTACCGTCTGAAACTATAGTCTTAACATTACCTGAATGAGAAATAGTAGTAATGTTACCTTCTGTTTCTGTTCTAATACATCTTGCTCCTACTGCCCCATTAGTCCCTTGTGCAATGGTAATCCCATCAAATATATCTTTCCCTTGTCCATTCCACACTCCTAACTTCAGGGAATCAACCGCAGCACTATCATCCAAAGACACTACTTTACCTTTGGAAGATCGCAACTCTGCTTTACTATTATTTACTTCACCATCAATAGGAATTTCATCCTTTAGGACTAAACGATGCCCTCTAGGATGACGAATTGTGATAGTGTTGGGCTGTTCTGTAGTTTTATCATATATCGGTTCATAACTTCTATCTATGGAAAATTTGTTAAGTTTTTCATCCACGGTATCCGAAGTATACTCATCAAATATTGCAGGATCTTCTCCTACAATAGAAGTTAAATAATAATATGTCCCTCCTATTTTTTGTACTAAAATATCAGTCCCATCAGGAGGAATAGCAATAATACCTCCATCACTATGAAAGGAATATGGGGAAGTGTATACAACAGGGACTAACATAATATCGTCACCTAGATCCGTGGGGCTCGTCTGACTATCTGTAGATGGAATATAACATTTTAGTATTCCCCCTTTTTCGTCATCTCTTCTAAAAGAAGTCATTATTGTTGCTCTATAGCATGTCATATTTAATTTCCTTCGTCGTAGTTGTGGCGGTATTTCGGGCTTCCGGTTGGAAATGGTGTAGGAGACCCCGATTTCTTTTTGCGCCACACACGCAATGGTCCTGTTCGGCCAACCGCCGCTCGGCGGTCTATAATCCACCCTCTACGATCAGCTATCTCCATTTCTGAATCTGTCAAATAAAATCCTAATTCCCTTTGGTTCCGGTCACGCTGGGCATCCAAATCTCTGTCAGGGTCATCAGGCGGACGACCCGCACCTCGGGCATGGAGCCTTCTATAGTCGGCGGCGGTCATCTTGTCTGAAGCTAAGCTGTGGTCCTTGTGTTTACGCATTATTCTCTCTATTTCTTCATTAGAAACTGTATTAGAAGTTTTAACTAACCTAAATTGAGAATCTACCTTGGTTTTTGTTATCCTGTGTTCAAAAGCTCTTAGTAAATACAAGCCTGACATAAAACTAGAATGCAAGCGTTTTCTAGATTTTGAAGATCCCTCATGGTATTTTTTAGCCTTTAAAGACATGTCATCTACAGCCTCTTCGATTCCTCCTGAAATAGTAGGCTGTGCCGCTAATAAAAACATATCCTTTCCTAAATTCATTATTGCAGAATGGTGAAACAGTGGAATTGTAGTTACTGTTGCCTGTGCTGCTGCCATGTTGTATAATTTTTCATAAAAATGAGTTTGAGTAGCCATTGCATTAGCTTTAATTTTTCTTGGATTAATTTTTCTAAAAATTGTACTAGATCCTTCTCCTAAATACGATTTTATAGTTTCCAATAATATATAAATACCCTCTTCAGATAGGTTCTCAAAAGGAGAACCATAAATTTTTGACGCCGTTAAACTTGCTATACTTATAACGAATTGCTCTTTATCATATTCACTAAGAGAATCATAAATATCACGAATTATAGATATATTATCCATACCTACCTTGGATACGTTAAGCTGTTCTTCAAGAATATTCTTAGCAGTAGTCAATACTGTTTGAGATAAATCCCCTAATACTTCTGCTTTTGTAGCATTTATAATTTGCGAATGAGTTATAGCAGTTAAAGTTGCCCAATAATGAGGATTTATATTCATTCGAAAATCTAAGACATTTGCATTTCTTACATTAGCCCTTAAAACAGGTATTAGAGGTGCGCCTTCTACAAGCTGTAAATGAGTTGCTGTTTCTTCTCCTTTTACAATAGCCTCTATAGATTTATCAATTTCTTTAATTTTAGATCTGTCTAACTTTTCTAAAGATTTTTTAATTTGATAGTCTCCTGTTATTTTATGTGCAAACGTGGGGTCGAGAAGCAAGGCGGCAGATATCGAATCCACCGTTGAATCTCCTAATAATTCCGAACCAACACTAAACATTTGTTCTAATTCCGCATAAAGTCCTGGAGTGTGTTTTTTGTTTATTTTTCCTAAAAATAAGTCTACTAAATTTTGTTCTCCCCAAACAAGACAACGTTGACCGGGATCTGCAATAATACCATTTTGGTGTAATAATTTTAATGTTTCATAATTTTCAATTTCTTGAAAAGGTTGATCACTAAAT